AACCAACATAAAGGCGGTTATCGGTTGAAGTTACCCAATTGCAGAACTGTTCCCAAGTATTCGATTGTTTTTGACGTGAAAGTGTAGCAGTCATTGTTTTGAAAAAGTTAGTAGGTCCATCAGGGAAATGGTGGAGATACTATTTCCTCGCCACCCTCAGGCAAGGATATGAGAGACGGATTGGTAACCCTGCCTAGTCTCGGTCAAACGGCAGGAAACAGTGTTACAAGTCCTTTAAGGTTCGTAACATTTGTTTACCTATTTAGTATAGCACGGTCTGCCAGTGCCGTCAAGCCCCTATTCTGGTTTCGTTGGCCAAACTGGATTGGCAGGGTCAGGGGTGTTTGCTGGCAGGTCGCGCAGTGCTTGGCGGTATGCTCTCATTTCATCAGTAAGAGTTACGTCAGCAAGGGTGAGGTAATCGGTTTCAGCGAGGAGTTGGTTACGCTTGCGGCGCAAATATGCGTACTGAGATTCTAAAATAGCCTCAGCAGACTTAACTTTTGCTATCTCTGAATCAAATTCAAAAGGCAGTCCAGTTTCTTGATCAATAACAACTAATTCTTCAATAGTTTCACCGGTAATGCTTAGCAGAGCATCCGGGTAAGCCTTTCTAATGCCAAGATGCCAATCAATGTAAGTCATACTGCTACCTCCATAAGAGAAATGTAAGAAATACCACGCTCATGGCCGCCATTATCAGTATCATTAACTGTTCTATTTAAGAAAAATGTTGATCCAGTGTTAATAGACCACACTTGAACTTTGTAGGTGATTGTAGTCCCACTAGATTGAGCTGGTTCATCAATTAGATTGTTCATCGGAGTTCCTGAACCTGTGGATCCAGTTGAAGCACTGACCCAGCCAGGAACCATAGTGTTCCAAACACCAGGGCGGCTACCACTTCCGTTGTCCGGAATATTCGTAGACGACCCACCAATTGTGCGAACTAATCTAAAACTCTTATCTGGTTCCTGATCCGTGTGTTCTCCATACACAAAAGCATTGAGAATAATTTTGCTATTTGCTTGGGTAGTTGTAATATTCACTGTCAACGAAGGGATGTCAAACCAAGCACCAGTTGAAGAAGTACTAAAACTATTAGTAGCAGTCAATAGAGTTTGTTTAGTTTGTAATAACCCACCACTAAGAGTTGCCCACTGCGGAGCACTGCCAGATCCTTGGCTAGTCAGGACTTGACCGCTAGTACCATAACTGCTGCTAACGTTAATAGCACTAAGGAATGTAGAAACTCCAGAAACACTTAATTGGTTTGTGAATAATGATGGTCCAGAAACTGTAGTAATTCCAGCAAATGTAGAAACACCAGCAACATTAACAGCATCAAACTCAGCGTGCCCATCAACATCTAGATGTCTACCAACAGTTACATCAGTACTGATCGCAACATTGCTAGCATTTAAATTTAAGTTATTGGGACTAGTAATATTTGCGGTTCCAGATCCACCTATTAAATTAAGTTGTCTTATACCAAAACTTTTATCTGCCATATTGACTTTTTAATTATTTATGATTGAGTAAATGAAATACCAGAAATACTAACACCACTTATAGATGGTTGAGTATTAGTCGCATATGGATTATAAAGAATTCTTGGTATAGCACCCTTTAACCCATAAGCATCGGACCAGTAAGATAAAGAAGTTCCTGCTCCAACTGGATCAGTTGCCCCGTATTCATCTTGGAATAGTGTTTCAGGTCCACTATTAATAACTACACTACCATTTTCAAATAACCAATTTCTAACATCAACTCTAGTAGCAGATGGATTTGATTCCAAGTAACAAGCAAGAACTCCACAAACATTGGGAGTTGCCATACTCGTTCCATTTAAATACTGATTATAATATGAACCATTTCTTGGATCAGCATATCCAGAAGAATATGGACTTAAAACTCCAGATCCAGCAGACCATACGTCAATTGCTGGTCCGGTATTAGAGTAATTTGCTTTTCTCTCAGATGTTATACCAGTCTGAAAAAAGGCAGAGTCCATGGATCCAACAACGATAGGAGCATCACTTTGACCTTGATGTGTTATTGCTGGTGTTCCAGATCGATTAAAATATTCATCTACAGATCCAAAAGATTCCGAAAAAACTCCCCCATAATAATAAGTTCCAGTAAGAAAACGATTATTATAATCAACACCACCAGAAACATCCTGCTTACCACTAGTACTTCCAGAGTTTCCAGCAGCAAGACAAACAATTAGATCATCACAATCAGGATCATCGAATAATTCATCACAAGTTCCCTGTGATGTAGCATGTACTGAAGTAAATTCATAATAGCTGCCATTTGTTTTTATGAAGTAAATAGCAGGCTGATATGTACTTGATGCCTCAACGTCCGTAGATGAAAGGGTTAATCCTCTAAAGTTAGCAGTGTATGCAAGATTATATCTAACAAATTGCCTTAAACCCCAACTACCGTTTACGATGGTTGGATTTCTTCTACCAGTTTTTGGATTAATTGGTTTGTTCTTATGCCACACACGAATGTAATCAAACCCATCAGAAGGATCTGAGAATCCAACATCACTCCTATCAACACAAGCAATAGACCATATATTTGATTCAAATGCTGCTCCAAACTGATTACCAGCAGCAGTTCCAGCAACATGGCTACCGTGCCATGATCCATTAAAACTAGCATCATTTAATACTTTTGGTTTTGTATAGTTTTCCAATGTCCCAGATCCCGGAGCAGTTAATCCATGATCACTCCAAGTAATACCATAATCATCCTGCCCATGAATGAGAATATCTCTAACTCTACTTACAGTTTCCGTGGCAACTCCAACAGGGACTGAAGTGTATCCTGGTAGTAAAAACTCTGGATGATCCCAACGGACTCCCGTGTCCATAATTACAACGTCAACATTTTTCCCCGTTAGAGAATACTTTGTATCTTCACTAACAGTATCAGATATAAAGTTATTCGTTGTATTTGAGTGTCTGGATAGTCCCCACTGAGTAAAATCTAGAGTAGATCCAGGATCACCAGTTATTCTTCTATGAGTTATATTCTTCTTAAATCTATTTGCAAGTGAGTGCCTATCAAAATCTTCATCATATTTTCTCTGTTCAAGTACAACTGGATTGTGCATTGAAGATTTAACCACCCATTCGATTTTTGGGTGCTGTCTCAAAACTTCTGCTTCTTCTTCAGACATCTCATAAACAGATCTCTTAGAGGAACATTTCATATCACTAATACATCCAATTCTTCTATTAGGAATACCATCAATTTCATTCTCATCAATAATATAATTATGAATCTCTTCCCAATCAGTAGGATCCTTTACACAAACAGTAAATGCCTGAGATGTATTAGAAGAAACCTCATCAATAATTACAACTCTTCCTGCTTCGTTTAGTTCTGTTCTCATATTAGAGCATCGTTCCCCTTACAAATCTATAAGTAGTTACACCAGTTACTCCCGTTTCTGGTGTTGCTTGAAGTGTAACTGTCGATCCAGTCATTGTTGCCCCAAAAGAAACGACAATATCTGGTTGATACATCACACCATATTCTTGTGCATAAGCATACTCGCCATTCTGCATCACAAGAACTTTTTGTGATTGAATATAAGTTCCATATCCAACGTGAAGTGTATATTCAGCTGTTAAGAAATTGATAGAAGCAATATCAAAACTATCAATATCAGATTTAATTCCAACTTGTGATGTGTGTTCAACAAATCCAGTTTCAACTCCATATCTTTGAACTTGTAGAATAGATTGTGGATTTGTTGTTCCTACTCCAACATTTGAAGTGGTGTGAATTCCAGTTTCTCCTCCACCAATGTTAGTTTCAACCCAATAACTATCTCCCAGCACTCCCTGAAGTCCCTGAAGTCCCTGAAGTCCTTGTGTGCTTTGAACACCTTGAAGACCTTGAAGACCTTGGATTCCTTGATCACCAGTTATGCCTTGAACACCCTGTGAACCATCAGTACCTTGAGATCCTGTAGTTCCCTGGATACCCTGGTCACCAGTTATACCTTGAACACCTTGAGTACCATCAGCACCTTGGGATCCTGTAGTACCTTGGACACCTTGATCACCAGTTATACCTTGGATGCCTTGAAAACCATCAGTTCCCTGAGATCCCGTAGTACCTTGGACACCTTGATCACCAGTTATGCCTTGAACACCTTGATCACCAGTTATGCCTTGAACACCTTGAGTACCATCAGTACCTTGAGATCCTGTAGTACCTTGGACACCTTGATCACCAGTTATGCCTTGAACACCTTGAGTACCATCAGTACCTTGAGATCCTGTAGTACCTTGAATACCCTGGTCACCAGTTGTTCCCTGAACACCTTGAGTGCCCTGAACTCCTTGAGTTCCTTGAATTCCTTGTAGTGCTGCTTCTGAGATTTGAGTCCAACTTACTCCAGCACCAGTTGAAACAAGAACGGAGGATGCTGTTCCAACATTTCCATGTAAGTCAATAATTCCAGATTCAAGTTCAATATTACTACCAAAAGTAGCAACACCAGAAGAGACATTCAATCCCCCAGATACCACTCTTATACCAGATCTTGCTGTTATAAAACCAACTGAGTCAATGTTGGTGACATCTTCATATGTTAAAGTTCCCCCAATAGAAACATCACCAACAACAAACAATTCAGATGTACTTAATTTAGTTCCATCAAACGTTAAATTATCAGATCCAGATGGATTGTTAGAACCATCTTTAAAAATAACTTGATTGGCAGATCCAACTAATGGTCCTATTACACCCTGAAGACCTTGAATACCCTGGTCACCAGTTATGCCTTGAACACCTTGAGTACCATCAGTGCCTTGAGATCCTGTAGTACCTTGAATACCCTGGTCACCAGTTATACCTTGGATACCTTGAGTGCCATCAGCACCTTGAGATCCTGTAGTTCCCTGGATACCCTGGTCACCAGTTATACCTTGAACACCTTGAGTACCATCAGCACCTTGAGATCCTGTAGTACCTTGAACACCTTGAATACCTTGGTCGCCAGTTGTCCCAAGTTCACCTTGAAGCCCTTGAACACCTTGAATACCATCAGCACCTTGAGTACCATCAGCACCTTGGGATCCTATAGTACCTTGGACACCTTGAGTACCATCAGTACCCTGTGAACCATCAGCACCTTGAGTACCATCAGCACCTTGAGTACCATCAGCACCTTGAGTACCATCAGTACCTTGGGATCCTGTAGTACCTTGGACACCTTGAGTACCATCAGCACCTTGAGTACCATCAG